TGCCTGGGTGGAGCTTTTTCTCATGCTTATGCACTGCACCAGCAATCATCTTCTACAACTACATTGATGGCAATACTTTGAGCAACTGCTTCCGTGGACAGAACGGAACTACGGCAGCAGCACACACCGCAAGTGCCAGCGCCAAGATTTACATCAATAACGTGCCCCGCGTGACTATGTGGCCTACGCCTGACGGCTCCCAGACCTACCAGTTTGTCTACTGGCGTATGCGTCGCGTGCAAGATGCCGGTAACGGCGTCAATGTGATGGACGTACCTTTCCGTTTTATCCCCTGTATGGTGGCTGGGCTGTCTTACTACATTGCCTTAAAGGTGCCTGGTGGTATGGAGAGATTGCAGGTGCTTAAGGCGCAGTACGACGAGGCATGGATGACAGCGGCTGATGAAGATCAGGAGCGCGCCGCGTTGCGTTTAGTCCCGCGTCAAATGTTTATAAACTAAAATGGCTAACAGGTTTGCCAGTGGTAAAAACTCGATTGCCATATGCGACCGGTGTGGCTTTGGGTACAAACTTACGCTGCTTAAAAAGCTTGTTGTCAAGACCAAGACGTATGACTTGAAAGTGTGCCCCCAGTGCTGGGACCCAGATCAGCCGCAGTTGCAGTTGGGTATGTACCCAGTGGATGACCCACAAGGAATACGCGACCCGCGTCCTGATTTGAGTTACCAAGTTTCTGGTTTGTTGGCGGATGGCTTCAATGGTGGTGGTAGCCGCGTATTTCAGTGGAGCTGGAACCCAGTCGGTGGCTCGTCCAGTTTTGATGCGGTTTTGACCCCAAATAACTTGGCAATGGCAGTAGAAATCGGTACAGTAACGGTAGTTGTAACTTAGGAGTTCAAAATGGACAAAGCGGACATGAAGCAGGACAAAAAGATGATTGCTGGTGCAGTGCATAAGCATGAGAAAAAGCTCCACCCAGGCAAGCCTATGACTAAATTGGCCAAAGGCGGCAAGACCAATGAGATGATGAAGAGCATGGGTCGTAATATGGCTAAAGTAGCCAACCAAAGGGGTAAATAATGGCTAAATTCAGCATGAAACGAGACGGTAAAGAAGTTGGTGGTGCCAGCGTCTATGCCGAGCCACACACTATGGATGGTAAGGCGATGAAGATTTCCTCCACTCCTGGCGCCATGCCAAATCGCAGCAAAGCCGACACGGTCAACATGAGCGTTGGCAACATCAGCAAAGCTGCTGGCGATGAGCAGGTCAAAACCAGCGGCATCAAAGTCCGTGGTACTGGCGCAGCTACTAAAGGTCTGATGGCACGAGGCCCGATGGCATGAATTACACGACGTTGTATAACACGATTCAGACATACACGGAGAATCAGTTCCCTGATGTATACCTTGCAAGTGGAGCTACTGTATCTGCAACTACGCAGATCAATACCTTCATTACGCAGGCTGAACAACGTATATACAACTCAGTTCAGTTCCCGTCCATTCGTAAAAATATGTTTTCTGCAATCACGGCAAACAACAAGTACATATCTTTACCGAATGATTTCTTGTCTGTCTATTCTTTGGCGTTGGTGACGGGAGCTACTGGTAGCCCCATTAACTTGGATACAGGCACGTTTGAGTATTTACTGAACAAAGATGTGAACTTCATCCGTCAGGCATACCCAACGCCAAACGATACAGGCGAGCCAAAATACTACGCCTTGTTTGGCCCAACAATTGTCAGTTCAGCAATTACAACTGAGTTGTCTCTTATTGTTGGCCCAACACCTGATGCCGCGTATTACGTAGAGTTGCATTACTATTACTACCCCGAGTCAATCACTACCGTATCTGGCGGTCAGACATGGCTTGGTGACAACTTTGATACCGTACTGTTGTATGGTGCATTGGTCGAAGCCTACACCTTCATGAAGGGTGAGGTTGACATTATTACTGGGTACGACGCCAAGTACAAAGAAGCCCTTGCTTTGGCTAAACGTCTGGGCGATGGACTTGAGCGATCCGACGCATACCGCAGTGGTCAGTATCGTCAAGCGCCCTTGCCGCAGAATAATGGGGTGCGTTGATGGCATTCACCGGCAACTTCTCCTGCAATGTTTTTAAGACTGGTTTGATGAACGGTACGTTCAACTTCACTTCGGGGACGTTCTATATTGCACTCTACACCAATGCAGCCACACTTGATGCCTCTACCACGGCTTATACGGCTACGGGCGAGGTTGTGGCTTCTGGGTACTCGGCTGGTGGGCTGGCACTTACGATTGCGCAAACTCCCACGGTAGGTAACTCAGGCAACACTGCATTTATTTCGTTTAACAACGCGGCGTGGACTTCGGCTCTTACTTCGCGTGGTGCTTTGATTTATCAAATTGGCGGTGGAAACCCAGCAGTTTGCGGTCTGGCTGTCATCTACCAATATCCAGTAAATAGCAACCACAGTACCCACTGAGCCTACGGCCTGTACACCAGTCAACGCAAAAGATTTAGCAACACCAACTGTCCCTACATCACCAACAGCTTGAACACCTGTTAAAGCCGCTTCTTTTCCGGGGACTACCGTACCCACTGCCCCAGAAGCAACCACGCCCGTTAGGGCAATAGTGATAGACGGCTCTACTGTTCCAACTGAACCAATCGCCTCGTCACCGCTAGTCGCATCAGACTCGTTGTAGATGACCGTACCAACCGCACCAGAAGCCTCAACCCCAGTCAGAGCAATTGTGATACTAGGAACGACCGTGCCTACTGCGCCGTCCGCTTGAACACCTGTTAGCGCAAATATCTTCTCTGGGGTGAGCGTACCTGTAGTACCGTTAGCGTGAACACCCGCTATTAATGGGAAATTGGTTTCGTCTACAGCACCAACGTCTGCGTTAGATAAAACACCTACAAGTTCAACAGAACTAGACTGTACTACCGTGCCAACACTGCCAGTTGCGGATACGCCCGTAATGGCAACAGTGATTTCTACTGTTACAGACCCAGCAGCCCCGTTTGCGTCATTAGGGGAAAACACAGTTGTTGTTGCCCTGACGGGCGTAGTTGCGACTGGTGCGGTTGGGACGGTAGAGGTTGCTAAGGCTTTTGCTCTTACAGGGGTTGAGGCAACGGGTGCTGTTGGGTCTGTAACAGTAGAAATCACTGTTGCCATTACGGGCGTATCCGCAACTGGCAGTGTTGGCACGGTAGTCCAGTCTAGTTCTGTTGAACTTGTAGGTGTTTTATCTAACGCAGACGTTGGTGCTGTAGACGAAACCAACTTCCCATTAATAGCGGGTGTTCACGCTAACGGGGCTACAGGTACACTTACCCCAGAGAAGATATTTGCGCTAACAGGTGTTCAAGCGGACGGTGCAGTAGGCACGGTTGTTCCTAGTATCACAGTTGCCCTGTTAGGGGTTGAGGCGTCTGGTCTTGTTGGTACGGTAATTTACAACGAGTCGGATGCGACATCCGGCGATGTGGCAATAGGCGAAGTTGGCTCGGTAGCTCCTGTAATCTCAGTTGCGTTGACGAGTGTCACGGCTTCTGGGGCGGTCAGTGCTGTTGATTACGCGCAAGTTGCTCCGCTAACCACGGATTCAGCGTCTGGTTTGGTTGGGTCGGTTGGCCCTGTAGTAACGGTTGCCTTGTCAGGTGTATCCGCTTCTGGCTCGGTTGGAACTGTAATCGCCGTTTATTGGATTTTGGTAGATGACAGCCAGACCCCAAACTGGCAAAATGTCAATGATTCTCAATCTTCTAGCTGGGCGTTGGTAAACACCGCAGAGACATCCAATTGGGCTTTGGTAAACACAGCGGAAACATCTAACTGGGCACTGGTGGACGCCACGGAAGTAGCCGACTGGGCGTTGGTTGAGACAGATTAAGGATAAATATGGCTCTCGTACTTGCAGACCGGGTAAAAGAAACAACCACCACGACAGGTACTGGAACAGTGACGCTTCTTGGCGCATCAACGGGGTTTCAGTCTTTTGCGGTAATTGGCGACGCCAACACCACCTACTACACCATTGCCGGTCAAACCACATCTGAGTGGGAAGTTGGGATTGGTACTTACACTTCTTCAGGTACAA